CCCCTTTGCCCACGAAACCTTGACAAAACATCTTAAAAAAGATCATAAGCAAGTAAATGCTTAAGTTTCTATTTGGTATGCTTGCTGGATATTTTGTGGCAAACATTGAAATTGCAAGGTATTTAGTTAGTAAAGGCTATAGGTCTGTTCATGACATTCCAGATAAAGATTGAAGAGTTTGATTACAGTAGCATTAAAAAAAATGCATTCTATCTACCGCCAATTCCCTGGAAGTGGACATTAACTAAGTCAGGCAAGGTTCTTGGGTTTGGATATTGTCATACAGAAGAAGATGCAAACAGGATGGCTAGTCAATCTATAAACGATTTTAGAAAGCCTCAGTACACTGAGTACAGTAAAAGTTAGGCCTATCAATAGCATAAGAATCACCAATAATGATTCTGCCCTCTTTTGACATTTCCAATAAAGTACCGTTTAATTGGCCGTAAACTATTGGTATTAGTCCTAGTCCACATTTTTCACACATGATTTAATCATACCATATTTGCATTCAAAAGGAAAGTTTGATATACTGAGTATATGAAAAACACTTATAAATGTCCAGATTGCAAAACCTCTATAATTATTAATACCAAGGTTCACGAACTACCAGAATCAATTATATGTCCTTGCGAAACGGTAATGCCTCTAGAGTCTTCAAAGTAATATGTGGTCGTGGGTATTGGCCTGTATAGGCGTTTCTGGAATCTTCCTTGTTGGTCGCAAGACTATCTGGGGATGGCTGGTTCTGTGCTTAAATGAGATCCTGTGGATTGTCTATGCCCTCACAACAAAGCAGTATGGTTTCATATTTGCAGCAGTAGCGTATGGAATAGTTTATATTAAATCATTTATGCACTGGAGAAAAGATGAGTCGTGATTACTTTAAAAAATTATGGTCAACTATCCTATCAAACGGTGTTCGCCAAGACTCTGATGGTAACTGGAACGTTATAAACTCTTCTACCAATAAGCGTAGAATGGAAGGTAAAGGTTCTAGTGTAGGTGGTGTATCTGGTCCTAATCAGCATCAATGGATCCCCGCCAAAATTTATGTAACACCAGAAGAATTAAAAGAGATTTGGGACAGACAACTTGGCAAATGCTATTGGTTTGGTGTAGACTTAGATTTAGAACTACTATACAAGTCACATCCCGACTGGATGCCAAAGCACCCTATGTGTCCTAGTATAGATAAGATTGATATAAACGGAGATTATACAAAAGAAAATATTGTTATCACAACTAGGTTTGCTAACTTTGGCAGAAATGTTTGTGACTTTGACAAGTTCCACGATATAGTGAGGGTTTTAAAAAATGCATAAAGCAGTTATATTTGATGTTGACGGCACCTTAGCAAATGTTGAGCCGTACCTACACCACATCAGAAATATATACAAGAGTCCTGACTTTAAGAAGGATTACGATAAGTTTCATTCTGAATCAGTTAATGCTGAACCAAATCAAGAAGTAGTTGATATGGTTAATAAAACTTTCTTTGATCAAAATCATGTTATCGTTGTTACTTCTCGTAATGAATACTGGCGGGGCATTACCTCATATTGGCTAGCAAAAAATGATATTGGACACCACGCTTTGTATATGCGTAAAGATGGTGACTTTAGACCTGACTATGAAGTAAAGAGTGAGATCCTTGCTAAGATTAAGAAGCAGTGGAATGTCATTCATGCTATTGATGATAATCCAGCAGTATTAAAGTTATGGTTTGAGCACGGCATATCAACTACAAAAATTGGCGATTGGGATGGAAGTAGAGACTAATATGTTTTGTATAGATTGCGGATCTAAAATAGTTAATGGAGACTGCAACTATTGTTTTAAAAATAAAAATGCATTAAAAGAATTTGAAGAGGAGTCAGATGAGTAACTGGACAGAAGAACTTACCGATGAACAAAAGAAGCAGGTATGGGACTTTATTGTGTTTACTGTAAAAGAAATCAGAGAACAGATAGCAGTTGATATTCTTGCTACATCTGATCTTTGGGCAGCAAAGGGTTTAAATAAGTCCCGTCGTACACAAAAAGCATTTACTATATCTGCTGCTATTGCGAGAGGACAAAACGAAATCAAATGATTATGAATGTTATTAAATTTATTAAGTGTAAGATAAGCGGCCACAGACTAGCCTATGGCGGTGCATGCCCATTTACTGGGTTGCTATATGATTATTGTGAAAAATGTAGTATGATGATTCCAAGACAGCCAGTGGGGTAACTTTAATTATGGAAAACAATTATGATGTGCCAAATGAAGTTCGTGATAAGATTATTAAAGATTATATGATGAAGTCTTATCATTGGACAATTGGTCTTGGAATGTTTTTAATTGGTCTATTGTTGGGAGCATTAATAGGTGGCTGATCCAAATCAAACCTCTGCTCGTGGCGACTGGCTCTGTCCTTGTAGTGGATGCTCAAAGTCTATCGCAGCAGAACGCAAACAACTAATTGAATTATTTGAAAAAACAAAGCATGATTATATAGTTTATCGTGGAGGGTCTTTTAACGAAGACGGAACACTCTACTGGGCTAAAGATGATGTAATGGCATACGCTGAGGCTATTGAGGTAGTTATAGAATTAATTAAAGATAGAATGCCTAAACCAAAAAGATAAGATTGTTAAAAGAAAAAGATGTTCTGTGTTATACTAACAATATGATTACCTTAATTAAAAAAATAAAAATGGTTTTTTTTAAAAAAAACTTAAAAAAAAATAAAAAGAAAAGGTTTATTTATTAATGTCCTTTAAATTAAAAGACGCAAAAGGATTAACTGCTGATCCATTTTTTATTCAGGAGGGTAGACCACTTAATAATTTTATATATCTTGATGAGCCAAACTCAGGAATATCAAAAAATAAAAATGAATGGTCTAAAAGATTTCTTTCTTTACATGAAAGTTCTACAAAAGAAATAGAAATAAATAAAAATGGATTTAGGTGTGAAGAATTTAAAAAACAACACGATGAGTTTCACATTTTATTTATGGGATGCTCAGTTACGTGGGGAACTGGGCTAAATATTGAAGAAACTTGGTCTAAAAAACTTTATGATAAATTTTTAGAACAAAGAAAGTTATCAGGATACTTTAATATTGGAATTCCAGGGGACTCTATTTTTTCACAAGTATCTCATGCATTTAAATATTTTAAAAATTTTGGAAATCCAAACTTAATATTTTTCAATATTCCAGATCTTCAAAGATTTTATGCGTACTCAGATAATGATAAAAGCATTGTTGGAGCATCAGTACATAAAGATAAATATGGAATGTTAAACTTATTGGCTTATCAATACTACTATATGCTTGAACAATATTGTTATAGCAATGACATAAAACTAATGTGCTTCACATGGGAAAGGGATGAAACTAGCCTAATAGAGTCTAATATAAAAAACTTTAACACTTTTTATTCTATAAATCAAAAAAACCTTTTAGATCATGTTGATTTGTATTGCAATTTAAACCCAAATGAAACCTTTGCTCTTGTAGCAAGAGATAATATGCATTTTGGAACAGCATATAGTGACTACTGGGCTAACTTTATTTATGATAAATATAAAAACGTCCAATGATAATTTTAGGAATCAACGAAACATCCCATGACGCATCAGTATCTTTAATTAAAGATGGAAAGATTCTGTTTGCTGGCCATGCAGAAAGATATAGCAAGCAAAAAAATGACTGGTATGCTAATGATAGTCTAATAAAAGATGCTTTAAGTTATGGCAGACCAGATCATATTGCGTACTACGAAAAGCCCATCTTAAAGGCCTCTAGACTGCTTTTAAAGGGTGGTGCAGGAGATTGGAAACCAAGGTTTAACATACCTGGAATTCCTAGAAAATCTTTTGGTCATCATTATTCTCATGCAGCAGCAGGATATTACACTAGTTCTTTTAGCAATGCTGTTATTGTTGTTCTTGATGCTATTGGAGAATACAATACCTCGACAATTTGGGTTGGTGAAGGAGACAAAATAAAATTAAAGTATAAGAAAAACTATCCAGTTAGTTTTGGCTTATTTTATTCTGCATTCACACAACTCATTGGACTTATGCCAAACCAAGAAGAGTACATTATGATGGGGATGGCTGCTTATGGCAATCCAGAAAGATACGCACCAAAAGTATCTAAGTATTTCCTTAGACATGACATGCAAAAATATAATTTTCACAAAGGTATTGTTGATTGGAATGAACCAATTACAGAACAAGATAAGTTTGATATAGCAGCAGCCGTTCAGTATGTGTATGAACAAAGACTAACACAGTTTATGAAAATGGCTAAAGAATTAACTGGAAAAAATAATTTAGTATTTATGGGTGGATGTGCACTTAACTCATCAGCAAATACATTACTATGGAATATATTTGATATGATTTGGATAATGCCAAACCCAGGAGATGCTGGTTCATCACTTGGCGCTGCAGTGGCGTTATACGGAAAGCACATAAACTGGAAGACTCCTTATCTTGGCTATGATCTTGGAGGAGAATATCCAGTACAGCAAATTGTCGACGGTATATTAAAAGATGGAATTGTAGCAGTAGCATCAGGTAGAGCAGAGTATGGTCCAAGAGCATTAGGAAATAGAAGCATATTGGCAGACCCTAGAGATCCAAATATCAAAGATAAGGTAAACCTAATTAAACAAAGAGAGTTGTTTAGACCGTTTGCCCCTGTAATAATGGCAGAGCATGCATCTAAATGGTTTGATATGAACTTTGAAAGTCCATATATGCAATATACTGTTAGGTGTTTACAGCCAGAAAAGATACCATCTGTTGTTCATGCCGATGGCACATCTAGAGTTCAAACTGTTACAAAAGAACAACACATTGGTCTATACAAAGTTTTAAATAAATTTTATTTACAAACTGGAGTTCCAATACTTTTAAACACTAGTTTAAATATTAAGGGTCAACCATTGCTAAATGATGAGAAAGACACACTTGATTGGCAGGCACATTACGAGTATAATATATTAGTAGGCACCAGTAGCCAAGTTGGTTAAGGCCCCGAACTCATAATTCGGTTATCGTAGGTTCAAGTCCTACCTGGTGTACGCCTCTGTAGTTCAGTGGATAGAACAATGGACTTCTAAGCCATGTGTCGCAGGTTCAATTCCTGCCAGGGGTACAAAGATGCTATAATAGAATGAAACTAAAAGGGGTAATCTGTTGGCTAAAATTGTTTTTCTAGGAAACTTTGAGGTTTCTTATAGTAGTGAGAATCATCATGCTAAGAGTCTAGAATCTCTTGGACATACCGTTGTAAAATTACAAGAGAAACAGGCAAAGAGCCACGTAATTCTTGATCAAGCACTTAACTCAGACCTATTTATCTGGGTTCATACTCATGGATGGGAAACAACTGGAAGAATCTCTATGGATAATGTCTTGCTTCAACTAAAGCAAGCAGGAGTACAGACAATTACCTATCACCTTGACCTATGGTTTGGTCTTGATCGCCAAAAAGATCTTGAGAATGATAACTTTTATAAGACAATAGGACACTTTTTTACTGTAGATAAGTTGATGGCTGACTGGTTTAATGAGAACACGCAGGTAAAAGGACACTTCGTTCCTGCTGGAGTTTATGACAAAGAATGCTATGTCCATGAAGCCTATAATCCAGACAAGTTTAAGTACGATGTTATCTTTGTTGGCAGTAAAAGATATCACCACGAGCATAAGTATAGATCAGATCTTATAGACTTTCTAAGAAAGACTTATGGTAGTAGATTTCTTCACGTAGGTGGTGACGGAGATACTGGGACTGTGCGTGGTGATGAGTTAAATAAGATATATGCACAGAGCAAGATAGCAGTTGGAGATAGTCTTAATATTAACTTTAACTATCCTTACTATACTAGCGATAGGTTGTTTGAAAGTACTGGTCGTGGTGGCTTTACTATTTACCCTCGCATTACAGGACTTGAAGAATACTTTGAGGATGGCAATGAAATTGTGTTTTATGAGCATGGTAATCTTGAAGATCTAAAGACTAAGATAGATAAGTATTTGCTAGATGGTCTTTCAAGAGAGAGCATAAGGATTGCTGGGCATGAAAGAACAAAGAAAGAACACACATATGTCCATAGATGGGCTAACATTTTAGAAACTTTAAATATCAAATGAAATATTTAGTTACAGGTGGTGCTGGTTTTATTGGATCAAACCTTGTTGATAAGTTAATTAGTCTTGGTCACGATGTTATTTGCATTGATGATGAGTCTGCAGAATGTCATGAGCAATTCTATTGGAATGATCAAGCACAAAATTATAAGTATGACATTTGTGACTATGATCTAATTGCTCCACTCTTTAAGGATATTGACTGCGTATTTCACGTTGCATCTGATGCAAGAATACAGCCAGCAATACTAAATCCTAAAAAATCTATTCAATCAAACGCAGTAGGAACAGCCAATGTTCTTGAACTTTGCAGGGTTAACAAGGTAGATAGACTAATCTATTCAAGCACATCCTCTTCTTATGGCAAAAAGGCTTTGCTTCCAAACCAAGAAACACAATCCCCTGATCCACTAACTCCATACTCTGCTGCTAAAGTTTTTGGTGAAAACCTTGCAAGAGTTTACTATAGCCTTTATGGACTAAAGACTATATCTCTTAGATACTTCAATGTTTATGGAGATAGGCAGCCATTAAAAGGACAGTATGCTCCAGTAATAGGACTATTCTTAAAACAATATCATGAGTCAAAACCACTAACAGTAGTTGGAGATGGATCTCAACGCAGAGACTTTACACACATATCTGATGTAGTAGAAGCAAACATACTTGCATCTGAAGTTAAAGATGGATTTGGAGAGGTATATAACATTGGGTATGGAAGTAACTATTCTATACTTGATATTGCTAATATGATTTCAAATGATGTTAAGTTTATCCCGTCAAGAGTTGGAGAGGTTCAAGAAACTCTTGCGTCTAACTCTAAGTTTAAAAATTTAACTGGATGGATGCCAAAGGTATCACTAATAGAATGGTTGCAAAAATGACAGAAATGGTTAAAGCAGTTTTAAACGGAGAGTTTGAAATGATCTTGCCTAAGCATCGTGCAGATAGACCAGACTGGTATGAACCACATGGGTGGGAAAAACCAAGATTAAAACATATGTCTGAGAACATTGGTACTGAGGATGTTGTTTACTACGTTGGTGCTGAAGAAGGAGAATTTCCAGCACTATGTCAAATGTGGGGTGCAGAAGTAGTTTTGTTTGAGCCAAACCCTAAAGTTTGGTCGCACTTTCCTGCAACATGGACTGCAAATAATTTAGAAATTCCCATGGTATGTATTCCTGGATTTGCATCTGACAAGATAAATAAACTTTCTAGAATATATTACAATGAATGGCCCCCAGAAGTTAATGATGTAATTGAGGCAGCACATGGATTTAAAGAATTGTATCTTGAAGGAGATACCTATGGGCAAATCACTATAGATTCTTGTGTATATGATCATGGAATTAAACCACCTACCGCTATTTCATTGGACGTAGAGGGTAGTGAATGGAGGGTGCTAGGAGGTGCAGAGAAGGTGCTTAGAGAGTACAAACCAAAGATTTGGCTATCTGGACACCCTGAGTTTATGTTACAGCAATGGGATGAATCTTTATATAATCTTAGACACTGGATCAAGGGATTAGGATATACTGAAATAATTTTAGACTATCAGCATGAGGT